AAGGCTGCTTCCGCATTATTCAGCTGAATCTGCCAGGACTGGGTTCTGCGGTCATTTTCTCCGAAGGACTCCTGGGCATTGGCAAGTGCGGCACGGAGGGTTTCCACCTTCTGTTTCTGCGCATCCACTTGTCTGCCCAAGGCTTCCTGACGAGCTGTCAATGCTTCTACGGAGTTGTCGTTCTTGTCGAACTGGGCGGTGACCAGCTTCATTTCCGAGCCGAGGACCTTGAATTCCTGATTGATGTCCGCTATGGATTTCTTAAATTCCTTCTCGCCCTCAAGACCGATTTTTAAGCCAAATTCATCTGCCATTTACACCACCTCCTTGTATTATTAAATCGTAGTTTTAGAGTCCCTAAACAGGGATATATGCTACACTGTAAGGGATGCTGTGGATCGGTATTTCACCTCCTACCGCATGACGGTTTAACGAAGGCTCCAACCACAGCCCTTTACAGTATTGTTAATCAGTTAGATACCGCCAGACGGTTTATGTGGAACAAGGTTACAAGAGTAAAGTGTCCTGTGGAACCAGCATCAAATAGACATACCGGAGGTATTCATCATGATTTGTGTGGGTATTGACGTTGCCAAAGACAAGCATGACTGCTTCATCCTCAGCTCGGAGGGTGAAGTCCTGGCAGATGTATTCACCATTCCAAACAATGCAGAAGGTTTTGATACCCTGCTGCAAACCATTCGCCGCTGCACTTGTCCGGCAGAGAAAATAAAGGTAGGACTTGAGGCTACCGGACATTACAGCTACAACATTCTCGGATTTTTGCTTAACAAAGGTCTGCCAACCTACGTTATCAATCCGCTGCACACCAACCTCTACCGGAAAAGTCTGACCCTTCGAAAAACCAAGACTGACCGGATCGATGCACGAACCATTGCGACTATGCTAATGTCTGATGTGGACCTCAAGTCCTACACAGACACATCATATCACAACGAAGAGCTAAAGTCACTAACCAGATACAGATTTGACAAGGTCCGTGAGCGAGCCAAGCTGAAGCAGTCTGTTTCTCGTTTAGTCACGATTCTGTTTCCCGAACTGGAAAAGTTGGTGCCATCGCTCCATATGACTTCTGTTTATACACTTCTTGGTGAGTTTCCGGGTGCTTGCCAGATCGCCGATGCACATCTGACACACTTGAAAACTGTGCTTTACGAAGCCTCCAAGGGACACTACGGAAGGGATATGGCTGTAGAAATCCGAGATGCTGCCAGAAATTCTATCGGCTCTAGAATGCCAGCCAAGTCGTTGGAACTGAAGCATACCATTCAGCTCATCCGGGAGTTGGATGCAGAGATTGAAGAAATCGAAAATGAAATCAATTCAATCATGGACGAAGTCCATTCACCTATTACAACTATTCCTGGCATCGGCACTCGCATGGGAGCGATGATTCTGGCTGAAGTTGGTAACTTCCATAACTTTGATTCTGCTGATAAGATTCTAGCCTACGCCGGATTGTCTCCGTCGACCTACCAGTCAGGACAGCTAACAAGCAGCTACTCTCATATGGAGAAGCGAGGTTCCAGATATCTGCGCTATGCTATCTTTAACGCAACCAAATATGTCTGTATGTGGGATCCAACATTTAGCGCATACCTGGCCAAGAAGAGGGCTGAGGGCAAACATTATAACGTCGCCATATCTCATGCCGCCAAGAAGCTTGTAAGGCTAATCTACGCCATGGAAAAGTCAGGTCAGCCGTACAGGCCGGCTACCTAACCAATACAACAATCTTTTCTCAGAGCGCCGTAAACGACGCTCTACTTGTCATGTCGTTTTTGTGATAGTAACTTTTCCACGTCATCTTGAAATTGGGACTTGACTTTTAATAGTTAGTCTTCGTTAGATTCCGTCCGGGATAATATCGTCAATGAAGCGTTCCCGTTTTGGTTTGCAGATGCCGGAATACTGCTTATGACATTCCCACAGATCTAAAAGAAGGCCGAAGCACATAAGGTCCACCTCATCCTGGGATAGGTGGAGATGGGCTAATCCGTAATATAAAAGTCGAGTAAATAACTCCTCGTCACTTACTCGACTGCCGCGTTTTTTGTGTCCGCCTCACTTTCGATATTCCGTTTAGTACCCTTGTACAGAGCTTCGGTGATTGCTGCCTTGTAGGTAGCCAAATCTGCCGGGGCCGTCAGCAGCTCCACCAGATCCTCGGTCAGCAGTTCCCGGGGTTCGTCCCGGTGTTTGATATTGTGAATCAGGATCGGCTGATTGGCAAGCAAGGTAATCAGCCAAACAAGCTCACCGAGTGCCATTTCAAAGTTCTCCGACTTCATCAGCTTATCGCCCAGGTTCTCTAAGCCACCGTAACGACCAGCGATCTCCTTGGTAGCCTTGGTGGTCAGCAGCAAGGTGTATTCCTCACCGCCGATGAGAATTTTTGCAGTACGGTTATCCATTTGTTAGCCCTCCTTATTCTGTGGTCTGTGCGGCATAGGTAGGTTCATAGACCTCTTTATACCAGTTGGCGATCGTGCCGTTGGTTACCGTGGGATCGCCCTCGGTAGCCTCCACCTTCCAGGGATGGCGGTTCTTTGCGTCCACCTTGTTCCGGCGGAGAATCGTACCCTCGATAGTGGGAGTGTTAAAGGTGATGCTGTCGCCTTTGGTAGCAAGGGCAGTAGCAGGGATACCGAACACCACACGGTACAGCCAAAAATACTTGTATTTGCCGTTGGACTTCTTGGCACGGAAGCCAATAGCAACAGGAGTGCCACCGTCCTCTGCGGTAGCCACCACGACACCGTTGGCATCAATGGTTGCGCCGGTAAGGTCGGATGCGACACCGCCTCCAATGTCATCCACACCCAAGGAAAGGGTGCCGGACTTAAATTCCTTTACGATTTCCGCAGCACCGTCATCTGCATACAGAGTTGCCTCTGCCAGCTCCACAGACAGATCTGCGGTCATTGCCTTTGCCAGTTGCACCGGGGTTGCGTAGGTTTCATTACCTTCCTCATCCTCGGTGATCTTGGCGTAATACAGTTTATCAAGACCAATTGTGGCCATAGTCATTCCTCCAATTCCGGCGAGCCGCCGGTGGCAATACGTGCACCAGCAAATATGTTGATGCGTTCTTGCCGCCCGCGCTGACTGCCAATATAAATCTATAGTTCGTATGCTTGTGCCACATCCACCACATAGTGGAAGTAGCCGGTTTCGGTTTCATAACCGATGTATCTGCGGTCAGTTATTGTGAGATCCGCTGCCAATAGAGCCTTCACAACGGCGTTCTTTTCCTTTGTGTAGCTACCTTGGCAGTACAGAGAAATGCGTGCTTCCTGCACCTCCGCACCGGGAGCGTTATCTGCGTGGACTTCAAAGGTGTCTACAATCGGCACCACCACGATATACTTTGCAGGTGCTTTCTCCGTAAATACACCGGTTTCCATAGGGATATCCAGTCCGGTAAGGGCGGTCTGGACGTCAGCCAAAATACTCATAGTTTACCGATCTCCTCTTCCATTTTTTGCACCATTGCATTTCTGCAGGCAGATTTGGAAGCACTCTTGGCTGGCTTCAAAAAAGGTTTTGCAGGCTGACCGTGCTTTCCATATTCCAGGATGTTGGCAATTTTGGCATTGCTGCCGCCGTCCCGGCGAGGCTCGGCAAAACCCAGCTTAATATTGTGGTTGCCGTCCCGGTCAACCTTTGCCGGTGTAAGGCCGAGAGCGCCCTCCAGTTCGCCGGTGGAACGGGAGTCGTATTTGGTGCCGGCTCCCACCACCGAGGAGAGGTTGCTTTTGGTACGGGCAAGTACCACCTCACCACCGGCTTCCAGGACAGATTCCGCTATAGTGTCGAAGCGGCTACCCAGCTTGGACATTCGATCCAAAAACTCCTCCGGCATCTTGATATCAACTTTTGCCACTGGTAGCCACCACCTTCTTTGCAAGCACCTCCGTGTACATCCCGCGACCTTTCACATTCTCCACAGAGGTAATGTCGAAGGTCTCACCGCCCGTCATAATAACGTGGTCGGTGGTAACGGTTACCCCCGGTATGGCACGGAAGCGGAACAGATCGGTTGCTTCGGAGAAGGCGGCAAGGTTTGCCCATCTTTGAGATCCGTGCCGTCCTTCCCGGTATGCCCGTACCGAAGCAACCGCATCATAAACCGTGGTTGCGAAGCCTTCCTCATCCTTGCTCTTTTTCAAAACAACGATGTCGATAAAGGTATTCATGTTCCCAAAGCTCATAACTACACCTTCCAGTTTCGATCCAGCCGGAGCAGCATATTTACGGTGTTCCACACCTGCTGTCCGGCTTGGACATTGTCTGCGAAGAAGCCACCGGTGCTGCCGTCTCGAGACTCGTAAAAGTGGGACGACAGCATGATAATGGCTTGCTCCGTGGTGGCCGGCATCGCATTCTCGGAATAGTAACCTTCCGGGATATGCTGATAGCTTTCCGCATAGGAAATGGCGGCGGTGATAAAGCTCTCCAGCAAGGGATCGTCAGCCTCGTGTTCCAATATTAAGTTTTGCTTGACCTTTGTCAGAAGTACGCTCATCACCGCCACCTCCTGTTATTAGGCAGTAGCCATCTGCAGGACCTTGATGGCTTCAGGCAGGATCAGCTTGGCATCCACGCGCTTGGTAGCCAGGAAGCCGACCTGACCCTTGGCTGCGTACAGCTCGTTCAGGCGGCGGAAGGTGATGCCTTCACGGTCACCGATCCAGTAGTAGGACAGATCACCAAAGGCAACGGACTTCTGGCCGGCACCGATACCGGGGAATGCGGTAGAGGTGTAAACAGGGCGACCCAACAGCATATCGGGAGTGCCTTCCTTGAGAGAGGGCTGCCACAGATACTGACCGTTCTTGTCCTTCAGCAGACGAATGGCATTGATGGTGGAATCGTTCAGCAGCCACACAGCCTTGCTACGGTAAGGAGCGCGGAGGCTGTAGTACAGATTGATGATGTCATCGGCGGTGATTTCGGTAGCGGAAGCAGCGGTCACACCGACTTCAGCACCGGTATCAGCATCCAGCAAACCGGTAGGCTTGCCGTTACCATCACCGGTAATAAAGGCAACTTCCTCGGCGTTGAGGATACGCTTGGTAAACTCTTTCTGGAAATAGCCCTCCAGATCAAAAGCAGAGTCGTTGAGCAACTCCTCAGAGATCTTGATGAGGGCGGTCAGCTTGTGTGCGCCGATGTGCTGCTGGCCGAAGGTCTCGGTGGTCTCGGGGATCTCGCCGGCTTCCTCCACCCAGTTTGCAGTACCATGGGAGGTCACAACGGGGATCTTGTGGACGCCACAGGAAGTGACAAAGGTGTGTGCCAGCTTACGAACCACCATCGCATCGTTCAGTGCGGTGATTAGGTTCTTTTCGTAGGTATCGGGCACCAGATAACCACCATCAGCGTCCACGCCAACGCTCAAGGCATTACGAACCTCAACGCTGGTCTTGTTCCGCATCTGATTCCAGAAGGAAGCCTTGTAGGTATCAGCTGCTCGGCCGGTCTTGGTGTCAGCCTTGGGGGTGGTCGCAGAAGGCTTGGTGGTAATGGGGGTGGAAGTGGGTGCGCTCATCTGGCGGTCGATAGCCTCCTGGCGCTCCATACGGTCGATCTCGGTGCTATAGTCCTGCACCTTCTTTTCCATCTGAGCGTAGGTCGCGGCATCCTCGGCGGACATCAGGCCATCAGCGTCCCGCTTGGTTTCAACGAAAGCCTTGGCGGCTTCCCATGCCTTGTTGCGCTTCTCGCGCAGTTCCATAATAGTCATAATGATTACCTCCAGTTTTTA